GCAGTAGGAGCAGTAACGCCGTTGAGGGTAGTGACAGTAGCAGCGGCGGGAGTACCCCCACCTAGTACGCCGTCCAGCGTTCCAGTGAAGCCGGTAGCAACAGCCTCTTGCCCAACTAGCCCGGCGAGGACATTCGTTGCGTCGGTTACGTCAGCAGATGCCTCGATGCCATCTAGTTTTGTTTCCTCTGCGCTGGTGTATTGCGCTGTTGGCGAAGTGACGCCGTTGATTGCGTCTGTCCAAGTCCCAGCCCAACGGACGCCGGTCGTTCCGAGGCTATCGGTGCTGTCGGCATCCGAGACGACGTTGCCGCCATGCGTCGTAACGCCAGCAATCGTGATGTTGGCGGGGAGGCCGACAGTGATTGTCTGTCCGCTTGCTGCGGTCTCGATCTCATTGGCTGTGCCAGCGACGGTAAACGTCTGGCTGTCTAGATCAACTGCGCCAGTGCCAGTACCGCCAGCAAAATCCAGATCAGAAGCCGTGACCTGCGCGTCCACGTAAGTCTTAATTGATTTGGCCGACGCAATCGTGTCGTCGCTGCCGCTGACCGAAGACAGGTCGGTATCTACTAGGCCGCTGGCAAATTTCGGGTATGTCACGGAGCCGTCAGCCGGGGTCTCAATGGCCCTCTGGCTCATGTGCATGACTTCCACATTGCCAGTGCCAGCCGGTGGCGCAGCCGAGAACGTCAGCGTTGTCCCTGATAGCGAGTAGGTGTTTTTCTGTTGGTAGACGCCGGAGATGTGGACATCGGTGTTGTTCTCGTCGCCGTTGGCCGGGGCAACCGAGAGCGTGAAGGCAGTCTGGCTTCCCGTGCCATTGAACAGGTCAACAGTCTGAGTCCCTGCATACGCTGCAGCTTCCGCAGCAGACGCAGCAGCAGCATCACGGTCATCTGGCGCGTTAGTCCCTGCAATCCAAGATACTCCCGCAAGATCTGAATCCATATTAAGGTAGTATCCAGCTACAGGTACAGGAGTATCACCATCAAACCCAACTGCTGAAACAGATGGTATTAGGATAGCCCTGTCCAGTTGTTCTTGCATCTGTAGAAGTAGAATAGTGCTCTTGTCTAAAGCTGTTTCTAACGTCTCAGGTAGGTAAGCTCCTTGATTTGTTAAGTCAGTTGTCTGGGTGATAGGTAACACCCGTTTAATAGTGAGAGTCTCAGTAAGAGGCATTGCAGTACCTAAAATTGAGGCTGGATATGTTATAGAGCCAGTGGCTGGGAAGACAGTGAAGTCTACACTGTAGTTACTTGTGCCAACACCTTCAGTTAATACAGTTGTCACGTCAGTAGCTGTAACTGTATGTAACACTTCTATATCTGTTGATGCATAGATTACCATTGGACTAAATGAGAAAGTTCTTGAGCTAGAATTCCCCACTAGTGCAGAAGTAATGCTAGTTGTGTCTGTTACTGTCATTCGTCTTCTCCAATCCCTCTTTGTTCTATGATCCAAGGAGAATACCCTAGCAGTAAGGCTAACCCTGTCTTAGTATCACCTTTAATTAACCTATCAAACCCTTTAACTTCATTCATAAACTGCTCTATAGGCACACCTGATACCATTCCCGCCAACTCCCCGCCATATTCAAGTGCCTTAACACCATCTATAAAGTCTTCCCATTCGATTGATGACCAATCTTCTTTTGCCATTTCTTTAGCAAATAAAGCTGCTGTTTTCATAAGTTGTAGAGGGTGTCTACCTTCCAGATCAAATCCTGTTTCCGGGTCATCTCTATAGGCTGTAGATAGTGCAGCGTTAGCTAATACTAAAGCATCTCCTAATAGGAATAGACCATTCCAACTACCTAGGATGCTAGCTTGTAACATATCTTCTTTATCATAATCAAAACCATTAGCAATAAAGCTAATCAAATTAGGGATGAAGAAGTGATATACAAAGAATCTCTTCATAAATTCTTTCTTAGTTATTCTGCCTTTACCCATCTCAGTAATGGCCCTAAGCTCTCCTCTAGCTATAGCATTAGCACCACTCATAAACTGAACTAACAATCTACCATAAGAACTACTGCGCTGTAGCTCACTTACTTTATCAGGATCTGTACTCTGTTGTGTATCATTTGATAGTTGTTCAAACTTCAAGATAGCATCTGGAGTCGACATACCCTGCTTCTCTAATGCTCTGATATGAGCATAACCACCAAAAGCAATAGCTCCAGCATCACCTAGCGTGATAGCTTTCATTACTACTTTAGTAAATGTAGGGTTCCTCCCCATAAAATTAAATATCTTATGACCTTGTTTGCTCTCAACTAGCTGCTGAAAATCATGATCCAGCTTAATACCTCTATTCTTAAAGAAGGTGCTATTCTCGTTTAAAAACTTAATAGCTTTCTTGGGATTTGCCAGAAACTCTGTCAATCCTTTTAAGAAGTCAGTCATCTTTACATTCTCACTGAAGGCTGAGAAAGATGCTAACTGCTTAAGACCAATCTGTGGCTTAAGCCCCAGCTGTGCAAAGCTGAAGTTACGCATCAACCCTACTAGTACATCTTCACCAGTCTGACTAACCATCACTCCTTTGTTAGCGAAGTACTCTATGTCTCTACGAATAGTATCATGCACAGGCTGGCTAGAAGTCTCCAAGATTCTTCTCATCACCTCGCTATTATTACCTGAGAACACTTTATTAATAAACTTGACCTTCTCAGCATACGCTATGAAATACTCCATCTCCATAAGATGTGTTTGCATCACTTCGAAGTCAGCTCTAACCTTAAGTCTTGAGTTGTTTTTAGTTCGTTGTTTCAAAGCTGATGGATTTATTAAGCCACGATAGAGAGCCCCCTTAAGGAACTCATCTTGACTGCCATCTTCACTAAGCCTACTGATAGGCACATACTGATCAACTTTAGGAAGGGTGACACCATACATACGTTGGTACACTTTGTTGATACGTTCATAGAACTCATTGTAAAATTCTTGTTGTGCTCTGATCATCTGCCAGTCCAGCTTATCCATTTGTGCCTTCATAGCATCATGGATTTGGGTAGTATATCCTTCATTCTGTGAGTCCATCGCCATAGCTCTGATGTCATCATTCTCCAACTCCATCACACGCTGTCGTAGTTGTGACTTAGTGAAGGGTTTACCATTAGCTCCTAGTACTTCTTTAATTTGACCATTGCTTATGATATTGCCATCCGCATCTACCGTATCAGCAAACGTGAATGACTGACCTAATGGCACAGATTCAGTAAAATCTTTTTGCTGTTGTTTTAGTATCTGCTGTTCACTAAGTCCAGTGTTCTTCATAAGTATTTCAGTGATACGTTGTACACTCCTACGTCTATTCTCTTCTGCTACTCTTGCTTCTCTGGTTAGAGATAGGACTGATTGTATCTCTTCAGCTAAGTTAGCATCACTTGTCGACATGATATCACCTAGCTTGTTCTTCCATACTCCACTAGGTCCTAACCACCATTTACCTTTCTTTTCTGACCAAGAAACTGCTAGTGTAGATCTAGCTTTAGTAGGCTCTTCCCCTATAGCCTTAATGAGATTAACTCGTGTACTCTCTTGCTGTATCTCTTCCTTGAATAGAACAGACTTACTCCTCTCTACACCTTGGTCAACAATATCACTAAGCCCTAACAATACACCTTCAACAAAGTCAGCGTTAGCTGTTGTAGGATTAGCTTTTAGAGTGAGAAGTGCATTGATGAGCCGTGCTTCTTCATCAAGCATGTCTGCGCTATCTAATGATTTAGCATCTGTATTAAGAACTAAAGAGAGACCGTCCCCATCCTTACCGCTTAACCTCTGTTCAAGGAGTAGGGAGGCATCGGCCTTCTTCATATTGAAGTGTTTGCTTAAGACAGTTATCAAATCAGTTGTCTTAGTATCTCTGAAGCCTGCCTTACCACGTAGAGCGTTAGTCGTACTATCAACTTTAGCTTTGTAACGTCCCAGTGTCTGCTTGATAGAAGAGATTATGTCAGCCTTACGCTGTCTATCCAACGCTTCCATAACTTTAACTTGAATGTCTGGTAGTTTCTTAGCTAGTACAGCACTGTCTGTAATCGTATCAATCTGCTTTAAGAACCTAGCTTGGTTCGGAGCATTCAGGCCACTCTTTGTAATGAGATTGCGTAGTGTCTTCTGAGACAGCTGTATATCTTTCTTAACTAAACTCTTAGCTTCAGTGAAAGCCTTGCGTGTTTCTCTCATACGAGTACGTTCAATAGCTACGCCTAGATCCAAGAGTCTACCAGCTTTCATCTTGATAGAGTCGCTACGCTGCGCCTTAAGTTTAGGTACTTTAGGTAAGGCCACTCTCTTCCCACCCTGACTAAGTAACCCTTCACCTTTCAACAAGGCATCTGGATCTGTGATACGGTTTCCGTTACCATTCCTAAGGAAAATCTGTACAGGTAAAGACTTAAGCCCTGCCTTCTTAGCAGCCATAGCCCTGTGTCTACCTTCATGCCCTACTACTTTCCATTGATTCTTGGTGATATTCCACTGTAGTGTGAGGAACGGTGGAGCAATAGGTTTGCCGTCTCTGATAGCCTCCTCTAAGAACTCTACTGACTCTCCCTTAACCTGCTCAGGTGCTATAGCTTCCGCCAGTTCTAGAAACTCATCAGGAGATAGGTCCCTAGTAGGTGTCTCTTCTCTGTTAGCCCCTTCAATCTGATTAGGAGTTATGCCTATAGCACCTTTCACTATCTTGAAGACAGACCTAGACTTCGTCACTTCATCAGGCTGGATAGCTTCATCGTTCTCAGGGCGTAGACCTGCCCTTCTATCAGGCAGCTGAGCTGCAGATATCTGTGCCTCAATATCACCTTGCTGCTCTATAGCCTTAGCTAGTTTATTCTCTATTGCTTTGGTAGGTTTACCTGCTTCCGTAGCTTCATCAATCTTTTCATGTAGTCTAGCTATCTCTTTATCTTTGAGAACCAAATCTTCATCAAGGACAACAGCCCTAGCTTCTTCTAGCAGTATGGATACACCGAGGTCATCTTGCTGAATCTTATCAAGCATTACATCCAGTTCAGCCATGATACCACTACGGCTAGCTCCTAACAGAATCTCTTCTAAATCAACAGACTCTCCCTTCTTGAAAGCAGCAAGCCACTTACTAACTCTAGCAGCCAGCACAGGCTCAATAGTCTTAGCCTTAATCCTAGCTTCAAGCATCTCCTCAAGCTTCTTCTTGTTCTCTAGTATCTCATCTTCAACCCTCTGAGAAGAAGGGAACCCTGCTTCAAACTCAATGTGTGTAGCAATAGACGAGTAGTTCTTATGCCCCATGAGGATGTTGGCTAAGTCATGCCCACTGATCCTAGCATTAGCCCCTTGCATAATGCCAGCCATCTGCTCAGTTAGTTTAAGCTCATGCACCATGGCTGCAAAGCCCTCTTCAGTCTGCCCCATCCATTCGAGCAGCTTCTGACTAGGCACCTCCACCCACTCATAACCTTTCTTCTTAACAATCTCTACTCTGAGTTCAGCTGCTAAGTCTGGGTCTTCCTGAACTATCCCACTCTCTTCCATAGCAGTTACGACAGCATCCATAGCCCTCTTGTGTTTGACAGGCCTACCTCTTCCAGGTAGCAAGGCACCAATGGTACCACCTATAACTGCCCCTATAAACCCTGCCTCTCCTATCTCACCTATGTCTATCTTATGGTCAGGGCTAATCAACCCCATACCTATTAGGTCATGCCCTATGTTCTCTACAATCTCCTGTGCCCCTTCGACACCAGCACTTGACAACATACGAAGGAATCTATTACGTACATTAGCAGGTATGAACTTGAATATCTTATCAAGACCATACCGCTCTGTGGCTGCTGTCAACACTCCACCCATAACACCAGCAAACTGGAAGTCATCAGGGTCGAGACCATGCTCCTTAGCTATGTCATCAACAGAGTCTTTACCCTGCTGGAACATAGTTGTATACGAGAGAGCTGGGTTAGCTAACCATAAGGCGACTTGGGCTCCCACTTGACCAAACTGACCTATAGTCTTCTGGAATAGATCAAGGTCATTGGTAGGGAAGAGATCATCAGCTGCCTCATCTAGTATGTCACCGGGTCTGCCCAGCACCTCAGTGGGTTTAAGCCACCACGGTACGTACCCACGGTAGTCGTCCTGCATCTCCTTAGCTACTTCAACAAAGTCTCCAAACCCTAGCTGGGTTAAGACTAGGTTCATAGGTGCACGGATACCTTTGTCTATAATATTGAATAAGGTCTTACCACTACGAAGTCCTGCTCCAGCTGTCTTTACTACATGACCTTGCAGCAGTCTACCGATATCAAGGAAGTACTCATCATTATCATTCAAGGTGGCTGCTGTCTCAGCTGCTATAACCTGAGGTGCAGCCTTCGCCACCTTCTTCATCTTCTCAGGGTCTGTACCAATTGTGTTCAAGGTCTCAGGAGACAGTGACTCTGCCTGTCTCCTTCTCCAATCCCTAGCCCACTCATCAGGATCTAGTGTTTTCATTTGAGCCATCTGGAACTCATCAGGCTGCTTCTGCATACTCTCTGCAATAGCAGTCCCATCAGTCAGACTAGTAGCGTACGGGGTGTTGTCAGCCAGCTGTCTCAACACTCCAGCATGGTCAGGTAGAGTAGCTAGTGCTTCATCCTCATTGAGAAGTATGTCTACTTCACCAATACGTCTACCAGAAAATGCCAGCTGTGGCTCTATCTCTGTACCATCCTCAGGTGCAACAAGAAGATTGTCTAGGAGTTTGCCATTCTTATCTTTCCTACCATTAGGATCTTTGATGTAGGAATAGTCAAGAAGCTCGTTCTGGATAGCTGCCCTATCTCTGTTCTTATAAGCCTCCACCATCTTAGGACCAAGCTTACCAAAGTGATTGGTAATAGAGGCAGCTACTGTTTGCTCACCAGCAGAGTATGACTCAAAGTCTTGCCCCACTTCCTCCCTAAACTGCTTCTGCAATCTACCATAGGTGAAGGACTGAGTAACCTTATTGATGTTCGCATTCTCTTCATTTGTCAGGAAGATGCCATTAGCTGCCTTCTGCGCTGCATCCCCTTTTAAACCGTAGGCACCAGCAAAGGTGAGTTTGTCAAGGATGCTGTCTTGCACACCCATCTTCTTCATACTAGCCCTAGTCTCTTTACCTGCATCTAGCCCATGGTCACCTAAGGTAACACCAGAACTAGGGAAGTCTTTACCAGGGTGGTACGCTCTGATATACTCAGTGTTGTCTTCTTCAAGCGTGACCCTAGGAGCAGTGCCCTCAAACTCACTGATCTTAAAGAAGTCTATCTGGTGATCTTTCTTCTTCCTCTTCTTATCAGTAGAGGTAGGGACAGAAAGTAAAGACATTATGGGTCGATCTCCTCCATAGGCTTACCAGCTCTAGGTAACCGTCCTCTACGGACTTCAGTGCGTGGATCTGTAGCTTGGGGTACTTCCTTCTGAGCATCTTTAAGAGTCTTAGCTAAGTTGTTGAGAGCAGCTGCTTGGTTCTTAGCATAGAAGATATTAGCTAGCTCAGCATCTCTAGGCGGTCTGCTGCCTTTACCATTCACAGCATAGTAGGTAGCTGTTGCATCAGCTATCTGCTCTTCTGTCATACTTTGATGGATGCCTACAAGATCTGTGGTAGTACTGCCAACGATATCCTTCATCACAACAGGTGTGAAGTAACGCTGTATCAGATCCCCTGCTTCCTCAGTAGATAGAGGCCCTTGTAGTTTACGATTAGGATCAGCTATAAGAGCGTTCATACCTTGTATGAGCATACGCCTAGCATTGTTATACTTAGCATTGTGTTTCTTCTTAGTCCTTGCACTACCTACTGCCTTCGTACCCATGTGATCCTTTAGGGCACGTAAGACTATAGCGTGATTAGTTCTTTGTAGCTGCGCCCCACCCTTCCTAGCAGACATCCACATCTGCTTACCGAAGTCATCATAGTCATCACCAGACATCCTCCCTCTCAACTCAGCAAAGTCAATTGCTTGTATCTCTGCAGGAGTGCCGTCCATAAGTGTGTTCATAATGTCAGGATCAGTTACAGTCGGCACTCCATGGGCAGCATCAGAGTACATCCTCTTAAGATGCTTCATCCCAGTAGGACCTATCAGCTGTTGGTCTTCAGCTGGGAGATCAGCTGGATCAAAGCTGGCTTCAAGGGCAGCACTCGAAGCCCTATCCATAGCGTCTATTGAAGCATCTTTACGTGCTCTCACCTTCTTAGCGTGTTCAGTAGTTAACTTACGATTTGCCCTATCTTCTACATCGTCATCCATAGCCTTGAGTATGCCTTGTGTACTTATAGCATCCTTAACAAGTGCTCTCAATCTTATACGCTGTTTACTATTTAAGAGTTTACCATCTTTTGTTCTGACCTTGTTAATAGAGGCATACACTCTCCTTGAGTTAAACGTACCAGTCTTATAATCAGTTTCTGCATCTATAAGGCTGGATGCTATAGGCTCTACTACTGAGTCTAGTTCTCTATCAGCTGCTAGTCTACCTCTCTCTTTCCTCTGTAGTATATCGTTTAGATTACGCCTAATCTTAGCTATAGTTTGGTTGCGAACAGCCCCTCCAACACCCTCCATAGCTCTCAACTCTTTCTTCATCTGGGCTAGCGTCTTACTAGGATCATAGATTGCATCAAAAGTAGCAGCTGCTAAATCAGCTACATTCCTAGCGTAGAACTTATCCCTCATAGCATCGAGGATAGGGCTTGCTACTCCAGAGCTAGGGTTCTCAGCTTCAAACAGCATATTTTTAGCAGCGTCATAGTTCTTCTGAGACATTAAGCTGTTGAAGGCTCCTTGATATAGTGCTGTCTTAGCTTGCCTACGCAGCTTATCAGCCGCCATCCCAGACAACCCTTGCCTCTTAATTTGATCCTCAACAACACCATTGACTGTATTGAAAGACTCTTTACGTACATCAGGATCTTGAGAGTTCTTAGAGAAGTTATCAGTAGCTACAGCCAGTCTCCCTACATCAGCTGATACTTGAGCTTCTTCACGCTTAGCTACATCGTTACGACCTAAACCAGTCTGAGTAGTTTGCTCTCGGCTATCAAACATACCTTTTAAAGCTTTGCCTACAGCATCCTTAGCACCTTCAGTAGCTCTCTGTCTAGCGTCTTTCAATGCTCTTTCTAATGCTGGTCGTGCTTCTAAAGCAGCCTTCCCTTTTAAACCGTAGTAGCCGGTGGTTGATCCATCAGCTGAGCCATACAGTAGGCTATTAACTTCCGTAGCATACTTATTATCACGATCTTTAGCATCTATTTCATTAAGGTCCATCTGCCGTTTATTGGCAAACTCCATCAAATCAAGACCAGCTTGCTGGGTGCCTCTAGCTGCTGCTATAGCACCACTCTGGTCAGCACCGAAGGTTGCAGCTGTCGCCTTAGACGCATCTTGTAAAGTGGCAGCAATAGCTTGCGGCTGCACTGTAGGTGTTTGAGAACTTAATGGTATTTTCGGCATAGTTGTTCCTTAGTTAAAGATCTAGTACGCCATAACTCGTACCTTAATCCCCTGCAGTTCCTTGCGCCGGAGTATTAGCAAAATTACCCCACTTACTAGCAACACTACTAGTTGTTTTACCAAGCCCACTAATCAAAGTACCTCTAGCTTTATTGCTAGCATTGATCAAAGCGTTCTGTCCACTTACGCGATCTAAAGCAGCCCCTGCTGCTAAGTTAGAAGCTTGCTGATTAAAGTTAGCTGCCTCTCTAATACCTTGGTGTGTTAGAGTTAGCTGGTCTAGTGCACCAATACCTGTGATGTCTCCAACTACGTCATCAATTGATTCACTACCTACCTCAACCCCTTGACCTGCGCTAGATGCTATAAACCTAGCCTTACTAGCTGCAGCTTCCACACCCTTGTTAGAAGCTTTCTGCCTACCAGCTAAGAAAGCTCTATCAGCATTGCCCCTAGCAATGGCAGCATTTTGCTCACCTACTTTGGCTCTGTATTGAGCAGCACTATTGGCAGCTTCACCAGCAGTTTTCTGTGCGCTAGCTTGTTGAACAGTCCCTATAGCACTTATTGCCATACCAACGCCCATCACAATTGCCGGATGACACATCTTATCCTCCTTCATCCCTCTTAAATTCAAATCTACAGAACGGCAATTTGTCAGGACCGTAAGGCTTAGGTGGATCTAACTTAAATCCTAACCATTTAAGCCACTTTATAGATTCTGTATTCCTGCAATCTACGTAATTCTCTAGTCTAGAATAACGCTTCTTAATCTCTTTAGTATAAATCCTGTTAACTCTAAGGAATGTATGAGATGTCTTCTCTACTAGATCAGATGCTAGTAACCAAGGCACACCCTCATCTGTGAAGGGGGTGTGTTGTGCAACACCAAAGATGCATACAACTTTATCATCCCACAGCCCAGTAAAGGCTTCATTAGACATAGACACACCCCTCTTTAAAGCATCGTATGGTTTACTATGCCTAGCTGCCCATATCTCCTCAACATCAGCTACACGCATTGTCTGAGAAAGTTCTAGGATATGCTCTTCAGTCGTTGGTATAATTTGTTTAGACATTACGTTCTACTCTGCCTGAGCTGAACAGTGGCATCCCCCAATTGCATATCTGGGGCAATTGTCACAATTTCTATAGGTAGCGGATACCTCTGTCTGATGGCAACCCTCCCTTTATTATTCCAACTAGGTAGGATTTTAACCTCCTGCATACCTGTGAGTAGAGATGTCTCTTCACCATATGCCTCATACTGTCTCTGCTTCATTTCGATTAAGTTATCAAAGTCAGGGCCTATCAGCATACCTCTACTTCTATTAAACTTAACTGCCACACTTGCAATCTTCTTCTTTCTGTCTATGATGGTCCCTTTAGGTGGTTCAGCATCTAGTGTCTCAATGTCAGTGTAGTAAGGTATACCTATATGCAGCCTACTAGTCTTAGTTGTTAGAGTTGCAACACCGGCGGTTATAATGATATCCTCTACGAAGTTACCATTAGATAGAGCAACAACTGTCTCACCTTCTAAGTGGTCTAAACCACTAACTGTTAACACCCTCTTTCTAACCTTACCATTCTTAACCCTAGCAACGTATGCAGAGCTGTCTAGCGGGGTGTGAATGGTACCACCATTAGTGTAAGCGGTAAAGCCACGAGAATCTAAAGGGTTGTCAGAAAGGCTATGCAAGTGGAAAGTGGTAGTTGACGGTACAGTACCAACTGTATAGACACTGTCGTTAGCCTCTGTCATACCTAAGACATTATGCAAGACAACTAAATCACCATCTGCCAAGCCATGAGCTAGTGACGTAGTCACAATTGCCGGATCAGCTTGAGATATACCAACTATGAAAGTGGTAGTGTTCACAGATACAGGTGTGAACATGGTAGCAGACTTATCAGCTACTAGGAAAGGTACGCCATTTAGTTGGTCAGGTTGTGAAGCTGTCTTATTAGCAGTCAGTGTATCTACCCACTCAATATCACTAAAGTCCACTTCCTCACCATCTAGCAACCCATGAGTAGCTGTTGTGACAACACAAGGGTTGGCAAGTGTTACATTGCTGATATCGAAGGAGGTGTCTAGAGTTAGTCCAGAATCTACAAAGAATGCATCTTGTATGTCAGCGAAGTTACGGCTATGGAGCTTCTCAATATACTGCACAGTCTTAGAGTTAATGACACGCTCCACTACAAAGTACCCTGTATCATGTGGAGATGTTAGCGTAGGCTGTATGGAAGTAGTACTCTTGAACAGCCCATCGGTGTCCCAGTGAGTCCAACCTATAACTTCTTGTTCAGGCTCGAATGTCAAACTTAGTAGTTCACCATCATCTCTGCACATCATGATCAGATACAGGTGTTTAGCTAGAGACCAATCATCTATAGTGTGATTACGCAACAGATGCGAAGTTAGTAGGTTTAAGTCTGATCCAGTATAGCCATCAAGCTGTAAGTTATATCCTAAACTCCTGACAATTGCTTGGTTCTCCTGTACAAACAAAGTAACATTACCAACCACAAGAGGTTCCCTATGAGAACTACCCCAATCAGTTTGAGGCTTTTGACTGATAGTTCCGGGAGTGAAAGAGTTACCCCCTCCACTGTTGACACGCCACTCCCCGCCACTGGTCAAAACAAGTAGGTCATTACCGGGGACAAAGTGTCTGATACTATTAACCTTCCTACTGGACATCGCTGTAGTTATAGCATCTGTATCTACAGTTGGAGAGCTTGAACTCAAGTTGTCAGGGAACCCCACTCTACTGTAATAGGAAGTATCAGGGTTGTCGGTAGTGCCACCAAACACTCTACGCTGTTCAAAGTATGATACAGCTCCCGGCCAATCCCCTGAATTAAGGAAGGGGTTACGAGCAGTGGGTGGGGTGAACTGTGTGTCTGGTGTGTCAATTGTATCATTAAACACAATGTTTGTAGTCTCACCTATTAACCCATAGCTGCCTGTACTACTCCTGTAGATAGCATACTTCTTAGCACTTGCGACTACTAACCATTCTACTTTCTGGATAGTTCCTGTCTGTGTAGATAGTACATTAGGAGCTGTACTGATTTCCACATGTGTAAGATTAGCTGTAAAACCAGTTGCTACTTCTGCAGCGTATCCTGAAGCATCTTCATCGTCCAGAGTAAAGGTGTTAGCATCTGTAACTGTAATTAGAAAACGTCTACCATTTAACTCAGTCATTTCACCAGCAGCACTAATCTCTATCTCATCCCCAGTCTCTAAGCCATGAGAGGACTTAGTACATACAGGAGGGTTAGCGGCTGTAGCTGTTATGCCTGTTATGCTATTATTATTGAGAGCAGACAAACTCTCTTGCCCATCTGAATCAAATGCTGTAACCTTGTAATGGTACTTGGTTACTTTAACATTAGTAGTTACACCAACAGTTACCTGCATCCCTGTAGGTGCTGAATTAGTAGGAGCAAACGTAGGGGTGGTGAGGACAAACACATTGCTGGCGGTTCTAGTTAAGTGTCTAGGTGCGTACGAGGGATGTACGATGGTCATGGTGTCAGCTGACTGAGTGTACTTCAGCTCAAATAGATCAGCAGTTGTCCAAGGTGTTACAATCTCGTACACCTTCTTGCAAGTGTCAGTTCCACCTGTAGACTCAGCAACTGCAGGGGCTGGCACAACACCTCCATCAGCTTGTAGTGTTATCTCGAAAGTAGTGGCAGTCTTATTAGCTACTATGTAACGATTACCATTAAGTTCTGTAGCTTCTGTTAAACCACTGAGTAGCACTTCGTCCCCATTGGAGTAGAGATGGGTACCTGTCGTTACCACGGGCGGGGCGGCTGCAGTAATAGTAGCTACGTCCTGCGCGGAAGTAGATGTCTCAGTTACGATAGCATCAGCACGTATAAATCTGGCATACAGATTGCCCAATTCTATGACATATGTATCAGTATTCTTAAATTGGAAGTCAATGATACGTACAGCTGTGCTATGATCCTTGCATGGACCTAGATACTGCAAACCGGGGCGATTGACAATCCCTCCATAAGGCTGTACAATGGCGTTCCTAGCAGTTGCTAAAGCTATTTGATAGGCACCTGTATCAGTACGACCATGAAGTGCTGGATCTAACTCCCCCTTTGAAAACGACGCCTGACTAAATGTGGGCATACTACCTACCTCTCACCCATTCGGATTCTCTAGGCGGTTGGGACATTCTTTCGTTGGCGTCATGAGCTGGCGCAATCCTTATCATACCTTGGTACAAATTCAGCATATCGCTAGACACAGCCCTACTACCTGTCAAGGAGAAGGCCATCCTGTGGGCTAGGAGTGCAGCTAGAGTGTCTACGAAATGTGCTGAGAACATGCTAGGGGATTCATTATCAAATGTATAGACAGCTATGGCATCTTCCATATTAGTCATGACAACTCTAGCTTGGTTGCCAACTGTAGTCTCAATGTCAAAGGGGATTGCATCATCTGTGACACCATTAGGATTTGAAATCTTCCTCATGGCTATACAGTCTGCTGGGTACTGATACCTGTAAACCCATTCGTAGTAAGCGTTGTCTGCAGTGTCATCACTGATCGTATTAATGATAGCTAGATCTAACCTCTTCCTGCTAAACCCCCAGTCATACGCTTCCAACACTTGCAGTCGGGAGTAGTCGTACCATAGGTTAGCCTGTGCAGCTTCAGAGCTACTCTCAGTCATAGACTCGATAGTAGAGTCTGCGCCTATGTGAGATAGAGCCATGTTACTAATTTGAACACTACTTAAAGCCATTAACGTCTCCCTGATCTAATATGGAATAGTCTAGCATCTTATTAAACCTCTTACTTCTTTAATTTAGCTCGTTCTTGTCTAATCACTACCAATGACGTTACCGTAATAACTATCGTGCTAAGAGTTATAATAATATACGCTAGCGCAAGCAGAGGGTCGGTGTTCAACAGTTCAATCATAGCTCTACCTTTTAGAAAACAGCCTTAAGCTTACTAACCTTCTCAACTACCGTTACATCCTTCTTCATTTGCTCAACAGCATCCATGAGCTGCTCTTGAACTACCCTATAGCCTTCTATCTCAGTAGCCAAAGTGGTGCTATCCGACAGTTCAAGCATAACCCCTCCTTTTTAGAAACTAGCCTTAATCTTATTAATCTTCTCAACTACGTCTGTATGCAAGGTCATAGCTAAGGTTGTCCTCTTCTCCGCATCAGCAGCTTCAGCCAATGCCTCATCAACCTTGACCTGAGCAGCAGCTAGCATAGCTTTAAGTTCTGCTGCTGTGTCTTTACGCAGTAGATCTACTTCATCTTTAGCACGTTGTTTAATACCTTGAGCATCTAGTTTAGCGGCAGCACTGGCTTTTGCTTCCTGCTCCTTAGTGGCGATAAAATGCTCTTGGGCTGCTTTGACATCCTTCTTGATCTTCTCAACAGATACCTTATAACCTTCTATCTCAGCAGTCAAAGCTACTTTCATAGTGGCTGCTTCTTTAGCTTGATCTTCTATATCGCCAAGGTTGGCTAAGACATCCTTGACGTACTGAAGAGATTCATGCATTTGGACAAAGCTGTCTAAATGTTTTACTGCGTCTGTAAAATTACTCATTAACCGTTTCTACATAAAAGATAAACCGTAACTACAACACTACCACTGCCACTAGCTTCAAGCGGTCTCACCCATAAGGTGTTCTCACCAATCTGCTGGATACCGGGAGTGGCATCTGCAGTGGAAGAGATAGCAGTGGTGAAGTTCTGAACTGCATTGAGTTCAAACCACGTTGTACCATCGTTGCTACCTTGCATCGAAATTGTTGCGCCATCCCAAGTGCCTACCATCTGAACACTTTTATCAACAGCACCCGGTATACTCACTCCTACCCCAGTACTGTCATCAATCATGTCCCAAGAGTATAAATGAACACCCCTACCTACTTGCTTGTGTGTTGCGACTGGTGCGTTAGCTGCCATTAGATATCACTTTCTGCCGAGTCTTTACTCTGTCCTTTGCTTATTAAACCTTCTACATCAAACTTTGTGATACGGCCTTCTTTGCCAGTACCTATAATTGAGTTGGCATCTAGCTGGTGTTTCCCAATCAACTCTTTAGCAGCTGGGCTAATCATATTAAAGTTATCAGCAAATGTCTCATTAGCCTCATTCATCGTAGCAGAGTATGAATCACTCTCAATACGATCTGTATCAAAATCTTTAAGGCTGAGAGTTGTTTCCTCTGCAAACAGCTCACCTTCAATCTCAAATTCTACAATCTGTGCAGATCTAGGTAAGATATTTTCTAGTTTTTCAGGGACAGTTTGCGACATCATGTTCTTCTTCCAACGACGCTCACCATCAAACCAATCGTTCTTAAATACTACTTGCATTGTTCTCACTTTAATTAGAAAGAAGGGGAGGTGTTTTAATCCCTCCCCAGTTTAACTAAGCTGCGAATGGAGTTGCTTCCGTGCCACTCTGTGAAATCTGTCCTTTAATGAACCAGACTCCAGAGGCAACGTCAACAACTTCAATGAAGTCACCGATAGCGACACCACCAGTAGTGGTCCCGTTAGTGATATACTTGGTCTGCGTAGTAGCAGTCCAGCCTTCAGCGTTACCAGTAGTAGAAGCATCATCGCCGACACCCATGACATTCCCTTTAAACACGTCCGTGCCTGCAGCGTCTACAGTAACGGCCTGAGCCGCAGCCGCGTGGACAATGGTGTATTTAGCACCAGTGCCTAGAGCAGGTGGGAGAGTGATGGTAGTCGTTCCCGACACATAGCAGATACGGCCTTCGTGGCCATGCAGTGTGAGGGTCGTAGCTGCAGCGATAGCGACCACTCTGGCCGACACATCGCAGTTGTTCCTAATCTCTCGTTGTGTAGTCATATCGTTTTCCTTCAATCCAGAAGTTGGAGAGGAGGCGGCTGCCCCCTCCCCTTAGCTGTTATTAGTTACTCGCGTCAGCGTAACCATCAATGTTCGTGCCCATAGGATCTGCCGTCAAGAAGACTTCGATATTACCAGCATCAAAGCCAGCAGTTGCAACAACTACCTGAACACCCAGGTAGCGTTCATAAGTGTTACTTGTTCCTGCAGGAGGAAGAGGGTAGACGTAGCGATCACCAACAGCCAGCGCAGCCTTAAGAATAGGCGGCGAGGTGATGTGACCAGTAGACGTTGTAGCATGGATTGCAGCACTGCTGTCACTACGCAAGCGCAAAGACAGAGTAGCAGCATCCCCACCATCAGTAAAGGCGGTGGTGACTACAAAGCACATGTACATCTGCTGACCTGCACCCGGATCACGACCTGTAACTCCGAGGTCAATCTGGTTAGTGATGAGTGAAGTGCCCGCTTCTAAGTTACAATCGAATGGAGTACCATCGACAGAGAAGTGGAGTAGTGAGTCCATAATAGCCATTGTGTTATCCTTTGTGTTAGAGAGTTATATTACGTAATAGCTGCTTCGTCGGCAGACAAACTATCGCAACGCTTGAGGGGGACACCGTTCCAAGAAGTAATGAACTTACCACCGACATTCGCATCGACAAGCGTAGAACCACCAGTACCATTGGTGAGCTGACGGCGGAGGTAGGACATGGTGTTACGGCTCATGTAGAAGGCCGCTCGCCCAGCACCCAAGTTGGGGATCTGAGTGATTGCTTGGAACATGAGATCAGGAAGATCGGCTCCACCAGACGCATCATTCGTAAGCAGGGACTTGTCGATGTTACAGATACGAACCGCGTAGCGCCAGTCACGAACAGTAAGACCAACGTCAAAGCGGAAGTGACTACGATACGCTTGCATACGTCCAGAACCAGCCGTACCAGCCGTAGCATTCTCAAGCGTAACTTCACCAAGATCCTGATGCTGTAGACCAGCCTTACTACCCTTGGGGATGATGCCGTGAATCGTATTCGGACCCCAGACAACAAGCCACATAGAGGCATTGTCTGAACCCGTACCACCACCATCAAGGACATTTTCACTGTTGTCATCAGCAGTTAGATTGGCATAGCGAGGGGACAGTCCAGTGAAAGCTTCTGGCTCCGTACCTTCATTACCATAGAACAGCGTGTCAACAACTTCCTGAGTAATACCTTCGATATGAGGGCGAGTCTCAGACATGCGGAAAGCAGCAGTGTTGCCATTGAGGTCGGCTAGAGCCTTATCAATTTCAGCATACGCTTCTAGCATACCAGTGTTGTCCGTAACCTGAGCGTTCGTGCTCTTCGTGGGCTGGACACCACCATATAGCTTACGCCACGTCGGGGCGGGGATGCCAGTTCGGATCGTAGTACGATGACCAGTGGGAAGATTACCTTCCACAAACGTCATATCATCAAACACTTCATTCGTCTCATTGAGAATTTCTACAATGGACGCGATAGAACCATCGGGATCAGTTGCTTTAGCAATGTCCAGAAGGGTTGGGTTTGTTACGGCTAATGCAGCCATTAACTATCTCCTTTAAGTTTTCCCTTGATTAGGGAATAATAAATCAGCATGGGACTTCTTAACTTGAGGGTTGTTCTTACCAAAGACAAAGCTATCATCGCTAACAGCTGTTCCAATCTTGGTAAGCATACGAATAACCTCTGGGTGATTTCCCATACCACTAGTATTCAAAGCTTCTTTTAGTTTCTCGTTACCAAAGACATCTAAGCCTTTCTTGGCAAGACCGATATTCTCTTGAAACTTAGCTCCACCAATATCTGGATCAGAGCTAGCCTCATCTCTCCAGCTAGCTAGCTGATCCTGCCATGCTGTCTGTTGTGCTTCAAGACCATCAGCCTGAGCCTTCTGGTACATGCTAACAAACTTGTCAGCCTGAACCTGTGTGAGTGAAGCATCCTTTGCAATCAAGCTGAAGTCAGCTGCAGTAGCTTCATCCAACTCAACACCTTCAGGCATACTAAACTCATACGTCTCTGGGACTGCACTCTCTTCTTTTGGGTCCGCCTTGTCACTAGAGTCAGCTGGGCTGTCCTCTTCTGATTTGCTTTCCTCATCAACTGAATCTGTGAGTAGAGTGTTATCTACATTAACATCTTCAGATGTCTCTTCAGAAGTTTCTTCAACCTCTGTATTTTCTTCTGCCATCAGGCATCTCTCTCAATTGCTTCATCACGTATCTGGGAATAGAAGTGGGCATCCACCTCTGCTATCATTTCAATAACATCTAAACCAATGCTTCTTCTCCCCTCATAATAAAATGTTCTGTTATCACCAGTCATGCTATCTTTATACATTCCGCATTTGCTTAACAAACGCCAGAAGACAGCTCTCCCTTCATACGTATCTAGTACAGCCTTAAGCTCACTAGCCTCTCTATCCTGTATCAATTCATACTTAGTCTTCTTAGACTTAGTCTGAGCTACATCGCCAGCATCATATGCTTTAGTTTCCTGTGGCATCTGCTAAACTATCACCTAGTTGATTCTTCATCTCATCTGGCATGATGTTAGCAACCTTACTACCTGCATCTGCCATCTGACTCATCTGTTCCATCTGCTGCTGTCGTGCTGCTGCTTCAGCATCTGCTTGCCTCTTCTTAGCAACCTCCACATCACCTACAACTAGCTTAGGTGGTGCCATGATAGCAGTACTAAACTCATCAATAGCTTGATCCATATCCAACTTATCCAAGACAGCTGGGTTCATCTGAGCCATACCACCTACGAAGTTGGTAAGACGTTCAATGCCACCTGTAGCGACAGCCCTCTGAGCTTGTGCTAGAGAACTGATATAGTTAATCTTCAACTCTTGCCCTTCCAGTTCAGGAGGGGGTGGAGGTAGTATCTCAGCATTGGCAACCTGATTAAAAGTGCGATCAACCAGCTTGTCTAGAAACTCTCCATGAAACTGCTCCAAGACTGGACCCAACTCTTGTAACCTCTCTTCATTACGCTGGGAGAGTTCAAGCTGATTCTTAGGTTGAATCCCTTCCATGTTACTGATAGCCCTGAATAGATCAACATGAAACGCCTCTTCAATACGTTGTTCTACTTTCTGAATATCGAAAGACAACTCTTGAATTTGTGGATTTACTTGATATAGCGGCGCTAACGTCTCTCTATCGCTACTACCATCATGGATAGTCAACCCTCCGGGTATCGAGTAGACAGGGACGTTACGTAGAGAGGCTGGCCCCTTAAGCGGGGGATTGACCATCTTGTCAATTGCTTGTGCCTTCCTCTTCTCTTCAATCTGCAAACTTTTCACATCACCTAGAGCAATCATTCCGGGGCAGTCAGTGCCATATACATCTTCCCCAGCAGTACCCCATCTAGGTACATACGCTGGGAACTCATCAAAGCCCGACTGTCTTAGTAGCTTCTCTCTCTTAGCAGTGTCAGGTTGAAAGTAGACAGATCTAAATGCCTTATCAACACTGAATAGTGGCTTACTCTTAGACTCTGGATTAGGCTCAATGACATGACATACAGGGTACCAAGCATCATAGTTAGACTTATCCCACTGATCCTTAACACTCTCACTTACATTCTCTAATCCAAACTTACCAACAATCTGACTGACTGTCATCTCCCACTCTCTAATGACAGTATCAACTTCATACCTATCATTCTGAGATATCATGTAACTGCCAGCTGTCTGTGTATAGAAACGAGCTACATCCTCGAAGTCATCTACATGCAGCATACAGCCAGTGCCGAATAGCATCGTCTCACCTAGCATGACAGGCGCCATATTATATAGGTTGGATGCATTAAAGATGGCACGTATTAACAGCTCAACTTGGTTAAGCCAGACCTTGACAGGTCTAAATTCCATCATACTTGGGTCTGGGGTTCCGAGGTTGAACCACGGCCTACTCGGGCTCATGATACCACTGAACACTCCAGAAGTTGCTGTACGTAACGCTTGGCTACCTTTAGAGTTGATGATTAGGTTATGCCGCCTATCACCTTTGTTGCGATCAGAGGTGGTGTCAAACCTACCTCTACGAGGTTGTATGTTTTCACTAATCTCTTTATAGTGACTAATGAAACTCTGCCTTTCCTTCTTGGCTTCAGACAACCGTCTAGCCAAGTAGTCTTGGATAGTATTGGGGGCGGAGCTGTTTATATCTGCCATTTACGTTCCTAGCAGTGACTTTACACTATTCTCGTTAGAACTAACCAATCCTTGCTTACTAGTTGCCGTTGTCTGCTCAGAGAGACCAGCTGCTTGCTGTCTAGCAGCTACACCGCTTCTAGCCCTTTTAACTTGAGGGGAGAGGTTGGAAGGTTGTATCTGAACAGGGGGTGGCGGGGGAGGTACGGTTGGAGCCGGAGCTGGGGCTGATGATAAGCACATGTTGTTCTTTCTTCCTAGAAATTAGGCTGTAGAGGATCGTAATCACTCTGTGCCTGTTTATGTCCATATGCTGTCCCAGCTTCCATATCATCTGAAACATCTGCATAGTATGTGAGTGCCAGAGCATCTGCTATGTTGGGAGATTGGACCCCTCTCTCCTTCATGTCCCTCTTGCTTTCAAGATTGACCTGACCTTGTATCGTGTATCCATATTCTCTTTGAGTAAGTTCTACAAACAACTCTTTACCAATGGCTGAACTTCTCTTGGGTAGACGTAGACCACCTATTACAGCCTCTTTCATCCTCCCCCACATCTCATCAGTTCTAAACCTGTATCCAGCTCTGTCTATAGGACGATGCTGGGCGTGAACTTCAGTGGGAGCGTAACCAAGATGATGTAGCTGATCAAATACACCGCCACCAACACCTCCACAATCGACAAAGATTGCACGTACAATCTTACCCAACTCTTTAAACTTCTTAACCTCATCAATGACTGCACCTGCTACTTGAACTGTATCTGCCCCCTTAAGGATGACAGGCTTCCAACTGCTAGCATCCCTTCCCATTCTAGGGTAGATCACGGAGTCATCATCTCCAAACCTAGCAACATCAACCCCCAGTACAAGTGATGAACTCCTATCATCATAAGCTTCACGTTCCATAGACTCAAGTACATTATCAGTCGGAATGAACTGAAAGATACCAACTGAAGGAAACACCCCTTTAATTCTAACTTTAACAAAATCACTCTCCTCCCCGTAATCTTCTACCCACTGGGAGAGTCGGGCTTTGTTAGTGATATCTACATCTCTTGAATCAATTGAATGAACAATGTACCTATGTCTAAACTGCCCCATGCAGTTCTCGAAGAAGCGTCCAGTGTTTCTAGTAGGGTTACCGAAGTCAAATGTCATCGGTTCCCCATCAGTTGTACCCCCCTCCCTAACATCAAAGATCTTATCAGGGATGGCTGACGCTTCATCGAATATGTAAAAAGAAGTGGAAGATGCCGCATGTTGCCCAGCGAAGGACTCACTGTTCTCCTCTCTACTGGTTTGTGCTGAACACTTCCACTCTACTTTATTATCAACTTGGTGAATGGACATATTACCACGCCCAGAGTTGTAAGTGAACCAGTGGCTATTAACACTCATCTTATGCCACTTACCTAGTTCAGCCCAAGTCTTTGTTCTTAATTGCTCTGCTGTATTAGCTGTAACTGTACCTTGGCAATTAGGTCTTGTACTCATAATCCAGAGTACTAGCCAAGCTGTCAATGTGCTCTTACCTATACCATGCCCTGAAGCGGTAGAGAACTGGATTGGGTCCACGGCATCTCTACCATTAAACCCTCTTAACTTTACTTGTTCACCCAGTCCTTCTAACCACCTACAGGCCCATCCATCTGGTCCGTATTTACTCCCGTACTTCAATTGATAATCGACAGGAAGCTCGACCAGTTGGATAGCCGGGTTCGTAGTCCAAGGAAAGGAATACATTACGAACCCTAAAGGATCGTCATAGAAAGTAGCCATGTCATCTGCTAGCATCTCTTCAGGATTGGTCATTATTGTTTATTAGTCATCTTTACTGTCTTCCCATGCTGTCTCAGCTGACTCAACCCTACCCTTGACAGCTGCCAGATACTCTAAAGCTTTAGCCTTATCACCGACAGTAGCCGCTTCAATAGTCAAACTGATAAGTTTCATAGCTTCTAACGCTGCTAGTACAATCTCAACCGTTCCCATGCTATCACCCTTCAGCCTTGATTATAAGTAGTGCCTTAATACCCTCTTGGATTCTAGTGAGGGCCATAGGTGCAGCTGTTGAGTCAAGACCTGTATTCTTGCATGTAGGGCCTACTGTCGCTACAACTTTATCAACGATCAAGATATCTTGCTGACCTAGCCAACCACGTTCATTCATACCTGCTACAACCTTGAGAGTTGATGCATACGTATCACAAGCAACCCCTACACTCACTAGCTTATCCGTAGTTGTACAAGCTGCTAGAGTGAAGAGGAGTAGAAAGGACGCTGCTACAATTTTAATCATTTGCAATCAGGTACACCATAAGGGTTGTAAGGAGGGTTCCAAGTGCTGTTATCACTGGAACATAGTCTGGAAACATAATCACCAACACACCAGTAACACCAGCTGATATAGCTGCTGCTGTAGCTTTGTTAAACTTCATCATTAATCAACTCCACATCCTGTGTAATATCCTTTATTCTAGCTCTCTCTCTACCCTTCTGAATACGTTCTACCAGATTAACATTCCCTTCAACTGTTATTCGATCATTGAACATACCTAGATGCCTAGCCAACGCTTCTAACGCTCTAAGCTTATCTTGCAACTGCACCCTAATACGCTTACCACTCTTCTTACCCTTCCCTCTACCATCACTAAATTCATCTGCTGAGTAGGATGACAGTGATGCCATGAACTCAGGGGATGCTAGAGACAGGTCCACAGAAGCTGTACCATCTTCATTCTGTACCAACACTTCCCCCATGGATGCATTGATAATCTCTAAGTACTTAGTAACAATGAATTCAGCAGTGACACCTGCCTTCTTACTCATAATGTCCCTCTTGTTCTGTATGTACGCTGAGACATCAACCCTATCAAATACGCTACTTTGTGCCTTACTAGCGGTTTGATGAGAGTATTCAGCAGATATTAAAGCCTTATATTTATTATGATGGATAAGCCAATGGTCAGCAACAATCTTATGTCTAGGATTCAGAACAGTTTTCATAGCAGCAATCACACTCACAATCAGAACATTCTACGCATTCACAATCAGAACATGGACATTCACTCATAATACACCTTTTTTTTTGTCAGATTTTAAAACCCTTATACACACCATCTAGCAAGACACATGCTCTACCACTAGGATGTAGTGCTACCAGTGTCCAGCTATTCTTGCTTTCTAGCAATATAATCATTAATTCATCATTCATAAGGTAGTGCTTAGTTGCTACTTCTTTATATATCTTTTTAGCATTACCCAGTATAAGCTCATATGCATAGCATTTCTTATCTTTAGGGAGTTGCTCATGTGATGATTGTGTAGCAATTGTAGCTGAATGAACAACTTTACTAACTATGGTTATGCTTGAAAGAAATATTAATAAAGTTATTAGAATCCATTTCATTTTCCTAAACTTCCTTTTTTTTTCTAAATTCTTTTTCATTTAGCTGGACAATTGTCTAGTATATAAAAACACACCCTATACTATGTATATCGGTTTTTTCAGGTTTTTACGACATTTTTTCTTCATTTATTTTCATTTATTTTTGACAATCGTTATATATCAATAACTTACATTTTATTTTTATTTTCAATTATAAACTTTTTTTTATTTTTACTAGACATTCCTAAATAATACTTAGGGGTCTAAGCATTATTTGATTACGCTTTTCATTCGCTAGTGAAATACGTGTCAGTTTTTTGGAAATTGAAAGGTGTGGTCTGGGAGGTGCCAAGGCTCTCCTAGGGGGTGGTACGAAATCAAATGAGGGGCACCGCCCCCCGAACATCGACATCTCTCTAGTCACTCTCTCGATGCAAGCGGGTACAACTGTCTAGACAACTGCCCCTCCCACTGCCCCTCCAACTGTCTAGACAACTGCCCCTCCAACTGTCTAGACAAACTGCCTCCCAAGATTGTGGATGGAAGTGCGGGGAGTGTGAAGGGGTTGTGCTACCAGCAACTGTCTAAGTGCCCGCATGCGCTCACATCCACTCACAAACTTTTTTGCAAGTTTCTCAATTAATCGCTTGACGGTTGGCAACCGTGCACTTAAGTTCAATTCACCAGCCCGGAGACAACCGGGAGGCCCGGTCCACAGGACAGCAGCGCCACACAAATCTCCGCCCCGGTTAGTAAGCCGAAAGCTGAGACGCCGGGGCGGGTCACGGAGCCTCAATGAGGTGCGATCCCGGTCCTGCCTAGCAGGGGAATAGTCGCGGTTGATACTGGCCGCCTGACGAGATCAAGGGGATCGAAACTATGACCACCGACACACTGACAGTGAAACAGGGCCGATCCTACTAAACCACGATCAACCCAACCCAACCCAACAAGGATACCAAGAACATGACATTAAAATTCAAAATGACTCGCAACGTAGACGGCGGCACGGCAGTTGTTAAAGCCGATTATAAGATCGTTCGGTTCTATCGTAACGACAAGCCGTGCCGGACAATTAAAGCCGGATTGACGCTGAAAGAAGCGCAAGCGCATTGCAGCGACGCGGCAACGTCCAC